GTTGAGTTTGGCCAGTCCTAGGATGGTCATCCAGCTTCCCCCTGCACCACAAGCAGTTCAACCCACTGGTTGCGCTCATCAATGTTGACCGCAGAATTGATCGCATACACGACACCGGTGCGCTTGTTCCGCGCCCGCCACGCTGGCGTGATGGTGCGCGTGCGGTCATTGCTGCGGACTATCATCGAAAACGGCTGTAGACCCTGTAGGCGGCTGGCAATGACGGTCTCATTGCCTACGCGCGGCTCAAGGCGTGCAGGCTCCACAAAGGCCTCGCTCCATCCAAGAGTAACGCCACCATACCCATCATCACCGGTGACCTCAGCCTCAAAGCCGATTCTTTCCGACAGCGAGCCCGCTCCGGATCTCTTGCGTTTTGGCATTCGGTCGATCCTTGGTGGGTTCTGCAGCCTTGGCCGCTATCGCAGCGTCGGCGCAATCGCGCGTGACGTTGTAGATGCCTGCCTCATAGGCAATGGTGAAGCCTGGCTGACGCCAGTCAAATGGTGCATGGAAACGTATCCACATAGTCTTCCACCGGTGTTCGCCAGATGCGCCATGGTGCGAGTAGCATGCGCACGGCGCGTGGGAGAACCGCATCGCCTGTGGCTTTAGTATCTGGTTCGCGAACCTCATAAAGGTCGCCGGTTACAAGCAGAATTGCCGACACAATAGCTGGCGTGGCTGCGATGCCATCAGTTGCGGCGGGCGTCTCACCCGCGGCAACAACCTCTCGGTCCAGATATTCCGTCACAATGCTCTCTGCGGCGTCGCGGTAAATGCCAATCTCCGCGTCTTCATCATCATGAAAGACGCGGAGGTGTTTCTTGATTGTGTCGAGTTCGACGATCGGCATGGCTCAACCCTTACTGCGGGTCGGAGCCCGCCTTCTCATCAACAAGCTCAACCAGGTCGTTGGCCTTCAGGTCGGCGTAGCGCTGACGGCTGACGCGGAATGGCTCGGAGCGCGGGCCTTTGTCGCCCTCAATGCCCTCGAAGCTGCGAATGGCCTGCACCAGAACAGTGTTGGCGTCTTTGGCTTTCGCGGGCTTGTCGTCGGCCGGTTCTGGCGCGGTCGCTTCCGCGACTGGCTCGACGGCTGTATCTTCAGGCGCATCGACCTTTTCCTCGACCGCTACCGGCTTCGCGTCTTCCTTGACCTCAACCTTTTCGTCTTTCCTGACAGCCATTGGTTAGCCCTCCAGAGTTGCGAGAGTTGCGGTCGTGCCGGTGGCAACCACGCGGCGAACCTGGTGGGGGATAATCATCCCGACCGTGGCGCCGGTGACAGTGATGGTGTCAGCGTCAGCGTTCTGCGACGGAATGTATTTCACGTTTCCAGCCGCAACGACCACAAGGCCAGCAGCATAGGTCGCCAGGTCAACCGTATCAGAAGGAACGACGGTAACGCCCTTAGGATGGCGAGCAGCCTTGCGGCGGCCTGCGCTGTAAGGATTGCCGATAGCCGGATCTTTTGTCTTATCGTAGGGCATAAGCCCCTCCTTATCTCAGAGGAATGGGCGCCGAAGCGCCCATATGGGGTTAGGCCGAGACGGCGCCGGTCACGAAGGCTTCTGGGCGATAAACCGCCAGCGCCAGACGCTCTTCAGCGCGGATCGAAACCATGTTCTTCTCGAAGTCGTCGACGTTCTCAGTCGACAGAAGGACTTCGATTTCCATGCGGTCGAAGATCTGAGCGGCCATAGAGAAGGCGCCCGTCAGGAAGGTTCCGAGTGTCTGCGACTGCGTCTCAACGACAGGAAGGTTCCACAGCGTCGGCTGAATACCGCCCTGCGGATTCGCAATGATGTAGCGACCTTCGTTGTCCTTGGTCAGCTCGATTGCCGCCCAGTCAACGGGGTTCAGGACGAAGCCGGTTGCAGGATATTCCGCCAGAACGACCTGCAGGATAGCAAGGCGGAGGCGGTCGATAGGCGTTGCGTCCTGCGGAACGAATGCCGGCGCGAATGCAGTTGCCTGCGGCTGGACGCCTAGGATGTTCTGACCAGTGCCGTCGCCCTTGAGAAGCTGCGCTTCTTCCTTGAACTGCAGGCCGTAGCGAGCGCGACCGTCAATGTAGCTGCGCAGACCGACAGCGTCGTCGAGGATCTGACGCGAAGCCTTGAACAGATGCGCGATCGTGCGAACAGGCGCGTTCGCCATGTTGAAGGTCAGTTCGGAGTACGGCTTTGCAGTCGTTTCTGCGACCGGCGCAGCGTTGTTCGTGTAGCCCGTTTCCTTGACGTACTCGATGTTGTTCGAGCTGGTCTGGCCAGGCATCAGAAGATCGCGGATCGTCATGCGGCGGTTCGGAGGAGCGATAATGCCCGGAACGCGCTGGCCTGGGATAAGCGAAGTGCCGGCAGAGCGACCTGCACCAACAGTGCCGTCGGCAGTCGTCAGAGCGGCGCGCTCAGCCTGAACGCGGACAGCACCGCGGATGGCACCGTTGAAGTCTTTGGCCTTGGCAGCT